TGCTTCACACTAAACAGGGCAGGCCCGACATGCTGCAGGGCGTAAACGGGGTTCCCCCTGACAGTCGCAGCCACAGGAGTGTTGGCCGCGAGGAGCCGTTTTTTTACTGTGTCCCGGTGAAGCCCAAAGGCCTCGGCGATTTTAAAAACACTCCAGTAATAAGCATCACCGATCCCGCTCACATTTGACATAAGCAACTCCATCTGGCAGGTGAAAATCAGGTTTATTTATATATTTCAATTAATTGCAAACTGGTCTAATGACAGGGAGAAAAAAATATTGTACAGGTGAAAAGAGAAATAACTTTTAATTATCAATAAATTACCAAACATGCTGCCGCCGCCATGGAAATGCAAAAACTAGCCTTTTTCCGCGACGCTCCCGCCCCGTGGCAGGCCACCCCACCGGAAGGACCCGCCAAAATGAGAGTGATTATCACCATTGCTGATGAATAAATTGATGAAAATCATTGAAACGCCTTTCAGCAAGATAACGGCGACGGTCGTTGTTGAACTCCGTAGCTCTGCTACTAAGGTTAAAAGCATGGCCATCTTTTGCCACCGGCAAATCTTCAATGGATTTCCCCTGCCGGTTTTTTATTCCTCACATTATCGCAGCCCCTCAGTGAAGGGCTGCTGTAATGCCTGCTCTTACTCAGTAACGACCGCGCCTTCCGGTAATTTCATACCGGCAAATACCGGACAGCCCGGGGATCGTTATCTGCAGCTGGTTAGCCAGGGAGTTAATCTCAGCGACCAACACTGGCTTCGTATAGCGCCATGCCGCCAGCCCTTGTCCACAGAAGCTCGCCATATCTTTTTTCTGATCAAACTCATGACACTTCATATTGAGCTGCGCACTTAAGCTGTTGCGATGCTGAAGTTCTCCGGTGAAGTAGTCATCCAGGACTTTATAGGCTGCATATTTAAATCCGGGGTTTAGCCATGCTGCATAATCATAAGCAACAAACTTCCCGCCATATGTTCCACCGTGTACACCGCGCTCAGTAAAAACCACAGATTCGTGTTTTTTCTCCAGCTACTTAATGCGCTGGGTGCGGATATATTCCTGCGCCCCTTCCAGTTGCTTCTGCATCGTCATCAACCGTTCTCTGAGGGTGAAATAATCCCGTTCAGCGGTGTCTGCCAGTCGGGGGCTGGTTGCATTATCCATGCTGGTGGGTCCGGTGGCTTCACGCACGGCTGCGGAGCAACTGGCATTGACCCGCAGGCGCTTACGACCAGCGGCAACATCAGCGCGCAGAGTTTCATTTTCAGTTTTCGCATCGGCTAACTCCTTCGTGTATTTTGCATCGATCGCAGCAACATCACGCTGACGCTGCTGCATGTCAGCGATGGTGGCGGTCGCCTGCTTCAGCTCACTGACTTTTTTATCACGCTGTTCTTTGTAGGCGATGGCGTTATCACGGTAATGATTGACCGCCCACGACAGGCAGACGATGATGCAGATAACCAGAGCGGAGATAATCGCGGTTACTCTGCTCATTGTTGCCCCCACAAACAGACTTCACGCTCAATCTCACGACGAGTCATCAGGCCTTTCCATTGCTTACCGCCAGCGTATGTCCAGCGACGTAGCTGGTCACATGCGCCTTTGATATCGCCCTGGTTTATTTTGCGAAGAAGCGTCGATGTTCTGAAATTGCCAGCACCCACGTTGTAGACAAACGAGTAAAGAGCGCCGCGCGTTGTTTCCGGTATATCGACTTTGATGTACGGGTTAATTTGTCTGGCGACCGTGGCAAGGTCTTTATTCAGGAGGGCTTTGCATTCTGCTTCGGTATACGTTTTACCTAGCATGATGTCTTTTCCGGTGTGTCCGTGACATACAGTCCATACGCCAACGATATCTTTGTATGGTATGTAGCTGACACCTTCCAGGCCATCGTCACCACTCGGACCAGTGATGAGCACAGACGCTATGGCAACAGCCCCACCACCAATAGCAGCAGCAACAGCCTTGCGTAATGATGGCGACATTATTCACCTCTCGCAGCCTTACGCTTATCTTCTTTAATCTTGAAATAAAGGTTTGTCAGATACGTCAGCAAGCCAAATACCAGACTACCCAGCACACCTATTGCCGCCCACTGTGAGGGCGTGACTTTATCGAGCAACTGTAAAAACCAGTACCCGGCACTACCTGCTGAGGTGCCATAGGCGACACCCGTTGTTAACTTATCCATGGATTTCATAACCCCACCTCGCAGATGCGGGTGCTGTGTAATGGAAATAAAAAGGCCACCTACGTGGCCACCAGATTATTTCCCCACCAGCTCGTTTATCTCTTTCACTGTCTGGTTAAACCGCTCTGACTCAAGCTCAACACCTAAGGCCCGACGCCCCAGCGCCATTGCTGCTTTTATTGCGGAACCGGATCCCATAAAAAAATCAGCAACCAGATCACCAGGTCGACTACTGGCATTGATTATTTGCCGGAGCATCTCCGCAGGTTTCTCACACGGATGTTTACCCGGGTAGAACTGAACGGGTTTATGCATCCAGACATCGGTATAAGGCACGGAGACTGATACGGAGAAATAGCGCCGGAGAGATTTAAACTCATCCAGCAATTCAGAATATTTGCGATTCAGTGAATCATAAGATGCCACCAGCTGGTGGTGTGGTTGTTCCAGTTGTTGTTCCTGAAACTTCTCTGCCGCTATACGGGAAAACAGTGCCTGTAACTTCCGATAGTCAGCCTCATTCGGCAACTGCCACTGACTGGCACCAAACCAGTGGGAAACCATATTTTTCTTACCTGTGGCTTCGGCAATTTGTTTTGCCGTTATACCCAGTTCGGCACGAGCATCCCTGAAATACGAAATCAGCGGTGCCATTATGTGCTGTTTGAGTTCCCTTTCTTTTGCCGCATAGCCGTCACTTTTGCCGCGATATGGCCCCTGGTAATGTTCAGCAAACAGAACGCGCTCTGTGGCTGGAAAATATGCACGCAGACTTTCTTTATTACACCCATTCCAACGTCCGGACGGCTTCGCCCAGATGATATGGTTAAGCACGTTGAAACGTTCACGCATCATGATCTCAATATCAGATGCCAGGCGATGCCCACAGAACAGGTAAAGGCTTCCGGCAGGTTTTAACACCCGCCAGAACTGGGCCAGACAGTGGTCCAGCCACTTAAGGTAATCTTCGTCCCCTTTCCACTGATTGTCCCAGCCGTTGGGTTTCACCTTGAAGTACGGCGGATCGGTAACAATCAGGTCAATGGAATCATCAGGCAGGGACTGAATAAAATGCAGGCAATCAGCGTTGATTAAATCAACACTGTTTATTTTTACAGTATTTTTCATGGATCAGTAAGCGTAACTCTGGTAGGCTCACTCTGCTTTTGCGCTAAAGCAGTGGGCCGTGGTTCGCTTGTGACCAGTAAGCATGAGCGAATGGCTGGCAGGTGCTACCAACACCCACCAGCCGCCCATTTTCACAGCAGGAAACCGCCATTACTGGCAGCGTCTGAATTTATTCCCGTACCCGCCGTTATCCTTCGCCAGACCCGCCAGAACTAACTGAGTCAGTATTAACTGGCACCGGGCTTCGCTTACTCCGGTAGTTCTCGTCATCATGCGTGGCGTTACCCACTTGTCAGCAGGTAAGAAATGAAGGACTGCGGCGGCGGTTTCTGTCATATCTTGCTGTTTTAGCATGTCTTTTTCCCTTCTGGTTAACATGACATACCAATAACTCTTGTCTAAAAAGCCAGCAAGATAAAAAGTCAGTATTCACGACCACCAGCGTGTTTACTGTACTGCACCAAGTTTACAGGTACAAAAAACCCGCTCAGTGGCGGGTTTAAGTTGTGTGGCGAAGTAACCACTCTTAACACACTAATAGCATTTTTGTTATAACACAAGTAGCTCATTCAGTATTTTTAGAATCTTGACTTTCTTAAGCACGGCGAACTCTGAATACCAAACATAAAATCAATTATCTTCCAGGCCGGATGCTATCAACGAAAGCCTCTCAAAAAACGCTGTAGCAGCCTTGTCCAAAGTTGAATAAGTACTGTATTCTCCGTGTTCGGGACCAACCACTACCCATGGTCGTCTTTTTGGGATTCGGGACTTCTCAGAAATCACTGTTCCAGATATACCAATATCAATTGTTACACCTGTTATTATTTTCTCTTCATCTCTTTCCCTGAACTCAATTGCCATAAATGCCGTTTTTTTTCGTTTCCCGTTTTTAAAAAAATCAAATAAAGCAAAGCGATGCTCATTAAAATCAACACCCCATCGTCCTTCAGGATAAAGGGCATGAAAGTTGTCATTTACGCTCTGCATCGTCTCATAAGCTTTAACTTCTAAATCTCCATAGTGCATAGATACCGCGCAGGAGTCACTGGGTAACTGTATTTTCCCAAGATTGAAAACCTTTACTGCTCCAGAACTATGGCATCTTGCCCGCAATTTATCCCCATTTATACTAATCGGAGAAATATTCCTTAATGTTCCGGGCTGGCTCCCTCCTAAGTAAACGACTGTTAAAGATTGCTTATTTTCAATTGCATCAACTAATACATGCTCTACATTTTTATCCATAATAACCTCCCGATGAACAGGTATCATCAGGAGGTTATAATAAAATATGATTATTTACTTTGATTGAATTTATTACTATATGTAACAATCAATTTCTAAAGATACCCCCAACATTGCCAGACAACCGTCAATAAACCCTTCAGCTTTCTGCAGTCTGATAACAACCTGATTAAGTGATATCCCCAGTTTTACCCCCAACGCCCGTAATGTAACCCCATACACATAATACATTTCCAGTAATTCGTATTGATACGGTTCCTTTTTCTTAAGAACTGTCATCGCAGAGCTAATGATCAGGCCATCGTCATCGCTACATTGCGGGCGGGATTTTACTTTCGAAGGAATTAATCCCTTAAAACCTGCAGCAACAGATGACCATTCCACATCCTCGTGATTATTTGCCACCCATGCCCCCCAACGTTCAAGAACCATTTGAATATCACGCATCAACTTTCTCCACAAAATCAGGCCAGCACGCCTATTGCCAGCGCACGATCGATAAAACGAAATATCAGCTCCAGCTGGGAGCCATACTTCTCTTCAAATGCCACGGTATCCGCATGCAGCTCGTCGTGATGCTTTCTGCACAAAGGCAACACAAAGAGGTCATGCGCTTTTGTAGCCATTCCACCCTGACCGTGACCTATCAGGTGGTGGGGATCATCAGCAGGCTTTCCACAACATGCGCACGGCTGCGTCTTAACCCAGCGCGTGTACTTTTCATTAACCCAGCGGCGACGTTTTGGGCGTAACATAAAAGACTCCGGCGACTCCGGATCCACTTTCAGCGCCAGCACCTTTTTTGCCTTATCCTGGATGATGCTGGTGGCAGGAACCGAAGGCACAAGGTCACTTTCCCGGGTGACAGACGGCACAACAGGCTTTGGTAATCTCAGTGCCTTACGGGCTGCACTTTCCGGTAAGACATCCGCCAGGTCATTACGAATCAGCCACCAGCACAGTTCCGGCATTGTCACAACGTGACTGTCATCAAAACCGAGATCCCGACGCACAACAGACAACACCCAGCGGGCACAGTTATCCGTTGCCATTGATTCCAGCCGTTCCGTGAACTGATCGCGCAGCTGGTTATCGCAGTGCCAGCACAGACGGATTGCGCCCGGCGCGTGTCGCATTGTGGTCATGTTCTCGCTGTGCCAGTCGGAATGAGGCCACTGGCAGCCTTTTTCACGAAGTAACCAGCTTTCAAGACATTCCACGCCACCAGCACGACGGATCACTGCCTCATTGCGGAACACGGCCCGAACGGCAGGATCATCCGCCAGCGGTTGTGATGCCGCCGGAACGGCACCACTGGCGAAAGATGAATAACGTTCCGGCTCAGGCTCCAGCAGGACACGCCCCTGCATAAACAGGGGCATCAGCTCTGAACCTGGCCTGAACAATACGATCCCCATACGCGGGGCAATTTCAGGGGTCAGTAGTGCTCTCACGGTCACCTCAATGAACGGTATCGAGCAGCTTTAACAGCTCAGGGAATCGGGATTCGAAGAAATGCGGCTGCGTCTCGCGCGGATTTGCGGGACTGGTGATGTTCTTGCCGAACATGCAACCTTTCGCTGTCAGCGACCAGAATTTTTTGATGTTGTTAATCGCGGTACGGCTGTATCGTTCGCGTTGTTCAACGATCCCCAGCTTCGCCATCTGGTGATATGCCTGATTAGCCGTAAGGCGGATACCATACTGTTTCAGCAGTGCACTCAGCGACAGCGTAGGACGACTTGAGCCATCAGGCGCGTCAGCAGGAGCATCAATGGCATAGCGCGGTGCCAGATTCGGTAAGCCAACAGCCTCCTGGAGTTTCTGACAGGCACCAAGCACTGAAGAGTTAGACAGGTTTAATTCCCGGCGCATAAAGTCCAGCAGAATCACACCAGCCTGCATCTTGTCAGCAGCCTGTCCGGATAATTTTTCCGGTGCGCTGGTTACCATGTCGAAAGTACGGATCACCTTCAGATGGAATGACGGGCTGATCCACATTGCATAGGCATACACCAGTTCCTTGCAGACATACGTTCCCCGTTCATTTCCCCCATGAATCACACTCACCGGGTCAACACCCAAATTCTGGGTGTTGGTCAATTCATGAACAAGCTCAACAGTTTGTTGGCTGGAAAGAAACTTTCCTGGCTCCTTGGTTCTGGCATTTGCACCAGATGCTACTGCTGCGCGATGCAGATCGTTCAGGCTGTAACGCCCATAAGCATCACGACGAACTTCAATACCATCAATGACCATCAGATTATTCATACTTCGTTTCTCCTCTTGATCAGGCGGCTGCACCCGCCGTTTTCTCGTACTTACTGATAGTGATCTCGACCTTCCCTTTCGGGATAACCGGTCCCCACTCCACCAGCATTCTTTTCACCTGGCTGTCGTCTTCCCACACACCCGCGTGGGTCAGGGCGTCAAACAGCGCCTTGTTATAGTTGTCCAGATCGCGGATCCGGTTATCCGGAGGAAACAACACGATCTCCACTGAAGCAGGTGCCGACGTTGGTTTTGGCAGACGACGTAACTGCTCAACTATTGCTGCACACGCCGCGCTCTGGAATTTGCGCCCCGCCGCGCTTATCAGGCTCTTACCTGCAAACGCCCCTTTGTTGGGGTGTCGCCAGTACGTGTTCACGCTGGGCGGGAAAGGCAGGATCAGCTTCATACTTTCAGGCCTCTCTCATGTAACCAGTGGGCTGCACGCAGCCTGGCGTTTTCCTCACCGGCAAGCAGTGCGCGGATAATCCCGACCGCCTCGCTGTCGTCGTCCTTCACCGCGGTATGAAGCGTTATCCCCCGGGCCACGCCACGCTTTATCGTGATGACGCCTTTTTTCTCCAGTGCACGAAGATGCTCTACCGCTGCATTCACTGAACGGTATCCCAGCATGGTTGCCACCTCCTGATTGGTTGGCGGAAAGCCACGCTCTTTCTGGTAAGAAATCAGCATATCCAGCACCTGCTGCTGGCATTGAGTTAACGTCGTCATGCCGCCATCTCCCTGACCAGTTTTTCCGCCTGCTGGCGAACCTGCACCAGAAAGGCTTCACCACATGCCTCAAGTTCATCGCGCCCGATGTAGCTGATTGCCGGTCCCTTCCAGGTCTTGTCGAAAACAGCAATAGCACCAGCGAAGAAAGCGCCTGTCGGCACCTGCTTCTCATCCTTCGGGATAAACCAGGCAGGCAGTTCAAAACCAATACGCCCGCGAATAAAAGCAATATGGTCCGCATCTTCCGGCCACCACACTTCGCTGGTGGCAGCTTTGATCAGGAAAACATAGCGCCCGCCCTTATCACGCATGGCACTGGCATGTTTCATGATGTAACGCATGCCGGTGATGTATTGCCCCTCATGCTGACTGGCGCGGCTGTATGGGGGATTACCAAAGGCAGCACCTTTAAGCTCCGCAAGACGTTCTGACCAGTCATGCGCCAGCGCGTTGTCTTCCGCAGTGTAATAAGCGGCACATTTGGCGTTATCACCATCAGTAAACAGATCCAGAACAAACGGGCCAAACAGGGTGTTAATTCCCCAGAAAATGTTGTCCGGCGTGCGCCACTGATCGCCCACTTCCTTCAGTTCATGGGCTGGTTTGTTCCGCAGCTCCACCAGCGCCTGGCAATATTTATTACTCATTAAGCCCCCACGTAATTCCCTGACAGATACCACTCTTCACCCGATGCAGCGCGCTTGCTGCTTTTCCGTAAGCACCGCTCACGATGCGCCAGAAAATTGTTTCGTTCTGGCTGGGAGTGGCTTTCACGGAATGCATCCATCCACACCGTTGCAGCTCGACGGTATAAGCCCCTGGACTCCAGTTCTTCCGCCTGGCGAGTCAGGCACAAAATCACCTGCGGGTCGTTAGTGCCAACATAGAAATTGCGCACAGGTCTGGTTTCACGAACTGGTTGTGGTTCCGGTGCCTGCGCTCTCTCAGTCAGGCGCGGGAAATGTCTGCGTGTATCTCCTTCACAACGGTGAGCCACACGCCCACCCTGACGTAACTTGCTTGCTGACTGCAGAACGCGCTGCCGTGAGTAACCTGCAAAAGCATCCGCAATGTCTCCGGAAGTACACCCCGGATGGGCTTCAATGAATTTCTGAACTTCATTCAAAAGACTCATGATCACCCCCTGAATCCTGCCGGGATCTGGCTGTAGTCCACATTGTCGTAACTGGCTTTGAAGTACGGGTCTTCGCGTTTTTCTGTGTGCGTGCTGACGGACGGCGATAAGCGCAGGGAAAGCTCATCCCATTTTTCCCGCAACTTCGACGGGCTGAGCACGTTACGGCACCAGAACGGATCGCGGCTGACGCGGCTGTACATCTCGCAGATTTGTTTGTGAGTACGACCATCCTGCACACACATCAGGCGAATTTCGTTTGCCCAGGCTGTCCAGTTCGGTTCTTTGGGACGAACCACCTCGCCGTCACATTCGGCGGCCTGCTCGTACAGGGCGATGATTTTTTTCCAGAGCCACTGTGCGCAGGTCAAATCATCCTGCGTTCCCCACTGGCGCTTTTTAGGGCTGAATACAACCGCATCAGGATGGCGAGTTAAAAAATCCTGTTCATCCGTCTGCGTGTCCGGTTGCGAAGCGTCCGGACGAGAAGGTTTTTTATCTGACGGATCATGTTTTGATTTTACTGACGGATCCCCGCCAGATTCTGACGGGTGAAAACCCGCTTTTTTGCCAGATTTCGACGCATCAAATTTTGACGGGTCAGATTTTGACGGGTCAGAATCTGACAGTTGAGAAAATGCCGCTGCCTGAAGCTTCGCAACGTTAAGCTGATAAACATTCGACGCATTGCGGTTGCCCTGGCGACGCGCCTTACGCGTTAACCAGCCTTCTGCTTCCAGCCGTGCGATAGCCGTTCTGACGGTACTCATCCCCGCGCCAATCTGGCGGGCAATGGTTTCAATTGATGGCCAGCACACACCTTCGTCATTACTGAAATCAGCCAGGCGGGCCATAATTGCCACGCTGGATAACTTCATGCCTGACGCAGCGCAACCATCCCATACATAGCCGGTTAATTTAGTGCTCATGACCGACCTCTATTTCCCTGAATTTACGACGAAACTGTTCGAGCGGGCTGAAGCACTCATGCTCATAGCCTTCGCGGAGGTAGATAACCCGTTGTGTTTCCGGTTCCCAACGAATGACTCTGACGGGCACTCCGTAGTGATCTTTGAACCAGCGGTTAACTTGTTGCAAAGGACTGTCTCCTTCTGCCGGTTGAAATCACCCACAGCCCACTCTGCAAATCTGTGGGTTACAATTTCCCTGTCACCTGGTACATTCACTGCATAGCAATACTCCACCTTCGCTTTTCCACCCGGTACAGGAAGCGCAATCAGTTGCGAGCGACGGTAGTGTGTTGTTAAACTGTTCATGCGTTAGTTTCTCCACAACCAGAAGCAATCGACGCCACGACGCCCGGAGCTGCACACTCGCGGGCGTTACTCTTTTCCGGCGCACAAAAAACACGAAATAACAGTGTTAAATGCTCCTGCCACTTCGCCATTACTTGGTAGCTGTTCTCTTCGATTTGCTCACGCTCAGCCTGGTCAATAACTCCATCAGCAGTTGCCTTGCGTAAGTACTGGGAATGCTTGCCAATCCATTCTATTGACTCCATCAGCCGCTGATTAATGTCACCATTGTCAATGTCATCAATGACCACCAGCGGCACAAACACCCCATTACTACGACGGGCTATTGCATCTGTTACATGCCTGGTACCACTGGCATCCTGTAAAACCATGGCCCACTCAAGTGGAAAAATTTGATCCCCACCGCTACGCAGTCTGTTATGCAATTGATCTTTTGCTGGGGTGATATCATCAGATTTATACAAACCAAGAATTTCTGCTGCTTCCTCATAGCCATGAGGTAAATCAGCAATCGTTCTTCGTATTGCTGCCACCAGCCATGCTGGTTGTTTATCAACTTTCCATTCAGGTTCTTTACCCACGGTTAATTCCTCATTTCTGTGGTGTTTTTATGCCGCAGCACTGTTAGTCTTTTGATATAAAGACACGTCAACTTTCAGTTTCCCGTTAGTAATTTTTTCTAACTGGTACGCTCGGCCTTCAGGAATAATCTCAGGCCACTCTGAAACAGACGGATGCTTAATACCTAGGGCTTCGGCGGTTTTACAAACTCCGCCGAAATAATTAATCACGTCGGATTTCCGCATTTCTGTCTCCCGTTAAATTACGTTAAGCAGAAATGTAGGATATCCAACATGCCAATGTCAAGAATCCTACATGGGCATGTGGTAGGATTGCCTACATGATGAACATGAGTGATCGTATTCGCCAAAGGCGAAAAGAACTGAACCTGACACAACAAGCACTGGCTGATTTGACTGGTGTGAACCGTGTCACGGTTACTGGATGGGAAAAGGACGACTACCAACCAAATGGAGCCAACCTTCAAGCCCTAGCCAACGCACTTAAATGCGATCCTCTGTGGCTTGTTAGCGGAAAAGGCTCGCCTGAACCAAAGATAAATCTAAAACCTGAAATATTCGCAGTTAAAAAAGTCCCCCTCATCTCGTGGGTTCAGGCGGGTTCATGGACAATGACGGAGCCTGGTGTCAGGAAAGAAGATGCTGAAGAGTGGGTTTATACTACCGCCCTTGTATCAGAAATGGCATTTGCACTACGGGTCCGTGGTGATTCAATGACCAATCCCCTCGGCTCACCATCGATACCAGAAGGTTCTATCGTTATCGTAGAGCCAGATATTATTGATACAGAGTGTATTAACGGAAAAATCGTTGTTGCCCATATCAATGGTGGGCAAGAAGCGACACTCAAAAAATTTGTTGAGGACTGGCCGAACAGGTATCTCGTCCCACTAAATCCTAACTATAAAACTATTGAATGCGGTGAAAACTGCAGAATAGTTGGTCTTGTCAAACAAGTAATAATGGATTTTTGACACATCTTCCTCACTATCGCAAAACCGGGGTATCCCCGGTTTTTTTATGAGCCTATCTTTTTATGTAGGATAACCAACATAAACTCTTGACACTTGCATGTTGGATATCCTACATTTGTTTTTAGAGTTGTGGTGAATGCGCAGGCTGATGCGCGAAAGACATTGCAGCTATTGCGGAAAAGAGCTGTTCGGCGGGGCAATTAAACGCCCGTGAGAGTCTGAAATAACCGCAAGCCGGAGATCAGCACCGGTCACCACAACAGCCACTGCTTTGGCGGTACCAGTTTGTACACTTGCTTCCGGCTGGCTTCCGGCTGGTACCGCTCTTTTTACAAAACAGAGAAGAGCATCACCGGACGACGGGCTCATAACCCAATCCATCCGGGCGGCTGCCACCGCAGGTGTTCTTCTCTGTTTTGTGGAGAAACCAACCGACCTTGCAGGGTCGATATGATGAGGAGCAGCAAAATGGCTAGCGAACGCAGTACTGATGTGCAGGCATTTATCGGGGAGCTGGACGGCGGCGTATTTGAAACCAAAATCGGCGCAGTTCTCAGTGAAGTCGCTTCCGGTGTGATGAACACGAAAACCAAAGGTAAGGTCTCGCTCAACCTGGAAATCGAACCGTTTGATGAGAACCGTGTGAAAATAAAACACAAACTCTCATATGTTCGCCCGACTAACCGCGGGAAAATTTCTGAAGAAGACACCACCGAAACGCCGATGTATGTCAATCGCGGTGGTCGCCTGACTATTCTGCAGGAAGACCAGGGACAATTACTGACTCTTGCCGGTGAACCTGACGGAAAACTCCGCGCAGCAGGTCATTAATATCGTTCTTAATAAACTGATTATTTATCTCATCACTGAATATCTTTATATAGTGAGGACTTATTATGTCTCAGAACTTAGACGCAACCGCAATTAATCAAATCCATGCCCTTATTTCTGCTCAGGGTGTTAATGAAATTATCAGTAAGATTGGTGCCGATGCTGTGGCATTGCCTGAGAATTTCCGCATTCATGATCTGGAAAAATTTAATTTAAATCGCTTCCGTTTCCGTGGTGCGCTTTCCACTGCCAGCATCGATGACTTTACCCGTTATTCTAAAGATCTTGCAGATGAAGGCACCCGCTGCTTTATCGATGCCGATAATATGCGAGCAGTCAGTGTGCTTAACCTGGGTACTATTGATGAACCAGGTCACGCAGATAACACCGCCACTCTCAAACTGAAAAAGACAGCACCGTTCTCTGCCCTGTTGTCTGTTAA